GACTTCCTGAATCAACGCCAACGTGTCCCTGAATACGGGACGCTCGGCTGATTGCTGACCCATGAGTAGCTGACTCACACCCGATGCGAGTTGTGCAAACTGCATAATCGAGCCTTCCATACGCTCTGTACCAGGATAGGTATCGTGAAACGCCAACTCCTGAAAGTCGTCCATCTCGTCTACGTCAATAATCTGCCCTGGTCGCACGTAGGTAATGCCGTCAAGTATCTTTGACCCAGAACGGCGTAAAAAGGTAGGTGCGTTAATCTGGTTAAGACGGTCAACACGCTGGTTAAACATCGTATCCATCAATTCCTGCATCTGCTCAAGTATTCCACACATACCCTCGCCATCGAGTGAATACTCGATAGGCTTAAACACGAATGTCTGTATCGGGCGTTGTCCGTAGAACGAATCGTTATACCATGCGTTTAGCACGGTACCCGTCCGCAGGTGATAGCTCACCTTAATGTCGTCTACCTCGCCGTCGTTGTCCACGTCGTATTTCAGCCAACACACATGAACATCTATATCCTTGTATTCTTCTCTATAATCTTTATTGCCGTCTGCTATTCGTTTCTGTTTGGTCTCGTCCAGTTCGTCGCCAGTTAAGATGGCTTCTTCTTCCTCGGCAGTAATCGGGTACATCTTTGTCATTACCCGTCGCTTAAACTCGTGGTTCGGCATGCGAACCTTGTAGCCCGCAATCCTAGCACCCTCAATCTCGGTAGCCTCAGATGAAGAAAACAGGTCAACCCTGTCCACGGGATTCAACCGTGGTCCCTCGTAGGTCGTTACCGGAACCTTAACGAATAATCTATTGCTTCTATCCCGATATTTCTTAGTATCCTTATCTTTTATTTCCGCTTTTGTCGCATAACGAGGAATAACCCTCTGTTCTCGCACATACTCGAAGTGAACCGCACCAGTACCAATCTTCACATCCTGCATCAAGGGCGAGAATATCTTCTTTCTAAACTTTAGAATGTGTTTCTGCCACCAATCGAGTGCATCCTCGATTTTAACCGCCTCTTCTGTCGATACCACTTCGGGATCAAGCGTTCTTACCATCCATACTTTCTTCTGTGAGAAAATAGCGTCCATAAGGCGGTATAATACAGCCTCGGTGAAGGCTCTGGTCAGGGGTACTGCAACATTGGAGCACTTCGGGTAGGGAAAAGTCTTATCTTGCTTAATACCACGGAACTGACGGTTCCATTTCTGTATTTTCTTTACCAGTTTTGCCGAATTCTCTTCCTCACGAAGCAGTAAATCCTTGATATACGTTGTTAAAAGTTCCCTTACGGTACCCTTACCCCGAATTTTGCGAGTAAGTTTTATCGGTACCCCTAATTCTAGGGGTTCCACATCAATTTTTGTTTGTTCTTCTGGCATTCCTTAATCCAAATTTTTATATAATCGTTTGAAAAAATCTAAATTCTCTGAAGGAATCCGAATCTCGGCAAGAGGTGTTCCTTCCGCCCCACACCAATCACAGCAGGATGCCTCAGAACCATCCCACTCATGCTGGCATACATTACACTTGATATGAAAAAGACTCATTATTTCTTCTTTTTCTTCCGATGTTTTTTCATCACGGCAGAACCGTACGTATAACGGTCTTGTCGCTTTTTATCACCTGGAAATTTCTTTTTTGCTGACCGTTTAAGGGCAGCATGTAGCTTTTTTGGCATTATTAGGCTGGCTTCCCCACCATGTTTAGCCTAGTTTGTCCGCCCCTGTCGTATTGACAGTACCTTACTTTTTGTTGGAGTTCCCGTCATCAACCCCTAATAGTTTATCGGCTTCTTTCTCTAGCTTATCCCGCTCTGAAATGCGGGCAAGCAATTCCTGGTCATTATCATCTAGTAACCCCCCATACAATTCTTCGGTATGATAACCCCCCATGCCCTCTAGAAAGGGCATGATTCCTTCTCGTGTTAATACTTGCTGACTCTTATTGCTTATGTCGTCGTTAAGGACTTTCCTTATTTCCTTGCTTGTACTCACCGCACCTCATTATCTGCAAAAAATTAGCTAGAGTTCCCCTTGTTTTTGTCAAGTTGTCTCTCTACTAACCAGTATATCACATAAAATCAATCAGTCAAGTAGTCACCTCAATCCTCCAGCAAGGATTGATTATTTCCGACTTTAATAGCTCTTGTTCTTCCCCCGATAGCGGGATATAGATATAGTACCACTTACCCATATCTACTATCTGGGCTTTACTGTTGCTTACTATATTTACTTCCAACTACTTACCCGCGCGATTTCAACTCTTCCTTACAAAATGGACACTTAAATCCAATGTGTCGCCAATATTGAATTGGCGGGTCTTTATCATGTATTGAATAGATATGCACCCTCTCCCAAAATCCATAATTAGTTGCCTTGAACGCACATTGAACAACGTATGTTCGTATCTCATTGCAACATAGCTGTCCCAGGTGTTTATTTGACCCCAACTCAATATTCATTTTTTCTCCTCACGCATTTTCTTTACAGCCCAGTTTATACCCTCAAAAACACAGTCGGGACACCCATTATCCTCAACTGTGAATTTCACAAAATAATCACCACCACTACTATATACCCCACATTTAGGACAAGCAATCACGTCGCTATCTTTTTTTCGTTTACCGATTATTCGCATTTCCCCTCCTTTTTCTGTGCCTTCTCCCACTCTGCCTGCCGCATCTTTCTAAGTGTTTCTAATACGCTGTTACTACTCGCGGATTTTTTAGGCTTTTTCTTTGATTTCATCCTCTATCTCTATTTTGCGTAGGCGGGTAGTAAACGACGAATCTACTATAAATGCCGTAAAATTAATATCGCAATAGGCTGTATCGTAATAATGGTCTTCTAGTGCCTCGCGGAATTTCGCCTTAGCATTACGTAGAGCCTCATACACTACATCGTCGAAATCCTTATCATCATCGTTAAAGTTGACATCATTACTAGGCTTGTCTACTTTCATTTATCTACCTCCGCGATTTTTCCCGTCCCGTTACAGTCAGGACATTTAACAAAATGGTATCCGTCTTCTGTAGGACTCTTCTTTTCAGCCTCAAGCCAAAGAGTATGCCACGGTTCTTCCATATTGTCAGAACCTATGGGAACAACCCCCATGCCCTCACATTGCCCACCACATACTGTCTTTGGGTCGGGATATGACCCACCATACCTATCAGTCCATTCAATTTCATTCATTCCTTCCTCCAAAATAGTAACAGTCTTTTAATAAACTGCCACAACCTATACCAGATACTCTTCCTAAGTACCCGTATGGTCACCAGACACGATGATTTCGATTCCATACTCACCTGGAACCTCCCCTTCTGGTACTTGAATGTCCAGATTAGTACCCATAGCAGTTACCCCGTCGAGCATAACAACATGCGGAGTAGAAAAGCTTACCTGAAGCTGTGGGCTACAAGTAAACTCAAATGTTGCCTCACCGACAAACCCATCAACCGACTCTACACCTACTGCCAAATACCCCGTATCACCGACCCGTATGGTCAGCGCATCTGCGGCAGGTAGAATCCTAAGCCCTACTGCCGCCAGTACCGTGATTGTAATGCTGCATGAATCTTGTGCCATATTATTCCTCCAATGTTTTTTTTACTGCCTCTAGCAGACTCACCTGGTCACCGTCCAATTTATGTTTCCAGAGCGGGTGTAGAAGCATATTCAACCTAAATTTAGGCTGAGTTAAAAGATAGGAAATAACAAACTCGTCGCTATTCATTTGCTTTCGCCTATACTTTTTTCTAAGAAAATCCCTTACTCTTCTTCGTGTTATTGTAAAGAGAGGCGAAGCCAGAGAGGAGTCCCCATCAAATCGCCCCCCCCACTTCCATAAATCCTTTACCGACTCGCTATATACATCCTCAGCGTCCTGTACATTGCCGAGATAGTTCGTAAGCCAGCCCTTAACCTTGGCACCAGTAGTCCTTACCACATGGTTAAACTCTAACTCAAAGGCTTCGCCCTTCATTTACTTACCTGCGGATCTTATTTCCCCTGGTTTTCTACCCCTTGCACCAAAC